TCCATAGATGTCTTTAATGGGCTTCTTGAGAACATCTTGAAGCCATTAGGAGCATCTGTCTTGATGTAGAAAGCGTCAGCATCAGTTAAGTAGTGGTTCACAACATAACCCTGTGGGATCATTGACATGTTCTTAATAGCGTTGATGTCGTTGTCTGATGTACCGACTCTTAAGCTTGTGTTTAAAAGTCTGTCAGCAGTGAACTGTAACTGTCTTGGTACGATTAGTTTCATACCTTTGATAGCTGTTCTTAAGCCTCTCTCATCTCTGAAGTCAGCGATGTCGATAAGTGCTTGCTCGAGTGATGTTTCGTTCAAGTCAGCATCTGTTGACAATCTGTTTTGTAAGTAACCACCAGATTGTAATGGGTGCTGAGTGTTGATCAGAGATACACCGTCACCACCAGGATTTGATCCTGCAGCGCCAGCAGAAGCAAAAGCGTTGTTAAGAACTGCAGCAGCTTTAACTTGCTTTGTGTTTGCCATTGAACGAGCTAATGCTCTTGTATATCTAGCAGCAAGTCTGTCATAGAGGTTATCCTCTACAGCTTCCTCAGTGATAGAGAATGCAAGTGCGATTGTCTCGTGTGTGTATCTTGCTGTAAAGGTTTCGTTTGCGGAATCAAATGATACGCCTTCACCTTCTTGTTTAGTAGGTGCAGTTCCGAAACCAGAAAGCATCACTTCTTCTTCGAAAGCTCTGTCAGATGACTCGTTGTCGAAGATTTCAGCGTGTTCATTGTCGTATCTGTCGTACTCCAGGCCGAATAGTGCATTCAAACCTGGCTCTAGTTCTTTAACTAGTTGGGATCTTGAAATAGCCATAGTTTAACCTCCTATATGCCTGCTGTATTAGCACTGTATAAGTGCTTGTTCCATTTAATAACGACACTACAGTTGTTTGAAGATGTGTCTTGGTTTTCTGGATCTCCAGTTAAACCAATGATCTTCACTGAGTTATTTGCACTATTACCGAAAGTTTCAGCGTTTACTGCAGCTTGTGATGTACCACTGTGAGTTAAACCAGCAGTGTATACTAAGTTAGCAGTTGCACCAATATCGGTGTTTGCAAATGCACCAACTGCTTGAACTTCAAACAATTGATTTGGGTCGTCGATTACGAAAGCTTTGATGATACCATCATAGCTTGAAGTGTTTGCCGGAAAGTAGTTTGTAAAAACGGGTTTTCTTGTGTTAACGTCTACATATTCGCAACCATTGAAAACACCTACTACTACATCGGAAACACCGTTGGCTACATTGATTACACCATTAGCTGTCATCTGTACAGGATCGCCCTGAAAGATTGCAGTTCCAGAACCGTTAGCGATGAGGTATTGAGTCTGACCGTTTGTGGACGGACCTGAACCTGACATTCTAACTGGTCTAAAACCATATGCGTTAGCTTGGTTTGCCATTGTTATACTCCTTTAAAAGTATGGTTAGTAAGTGCTACGTGTTGGTCGAAAAAAAAATTAATCATCTTTATTCGAGCCACCGAACGTAACTTTAGTTTGTCGTTGTGGTTTACTAATTGGCATCCTCGGATCTTCCTCTTTCATTAGATCGTTATCAACAGCAGTCTGTTGATCTTGTGCTAGAGATGAATAATACGCATCTCTTTCTTTTGCGATCTCAATTGGAACCTTGGCCAATAATAATCCACCAACCGAAACAACACCTTGATGTTTTCCAGTAGCTTCAGATGGAAAGTCAAAGTCGGGATATTGATCAGCTCTGACAAGTTCATAACCTTGTCTTTGTCGACCGATAACATTTTTGTTATCTTCATATCCTCGCACCTCGGCTCTTATCCAACGGAACTTAAAACCTTCTGGTGGTTCGGGTGTATCTAACGAGCTTGGTAGTTGCCAGTGTTTAATACGAGCTTTTTTCTCACGGGTTTCAGCAGACCTTGAAGTTTTATCTATTGTCGTCATAGTTACCTCCTGTTCTGTAACTTAAGTTTTTCCTTCGCATATTGCTCGGGAGTTAAATTAAGTCGTTTTGCCATGTGAAGCTCTGTGCTTGACAACTTAACTACGTTTCGTCCTGTGCCTCTGTTTCTATTTGCGCTTGCAACAGTTTGGACTGGTTGTTGCACTGCGGGGGCTTCTTCCTCTACAGGATTCTGCCCGTTAAACTTATGAGGAAGATTACTCCTCATACGCTTATCGATCTCACTATAATAGATATCTGTACGTGGATCAATACCTTCATTAAGTAATTCGTCATGAATTGCAACAGCTACGGTGGTCATCACTTTATCTGTTCCAAACCACTCATTCTGTAATGCCCAAGCTTCCGCTTTAGGATCTTTTACAGGTTGTTGTGGAGCTTTAGGTATCTGAACTTCTTCTTGTTCATTGACAGGGTTTTTAGCTAATCGCTCACGCTCTTGCTTCATTGTATCGTATCTAGCTTGTTCTGCTCCAAGTCTACCGATATCCATTTGAGCCTGGGCCACTGCTTCATAGTCCTGGTCTTCCATAGCTTTCTTCAATTTAGCTTTAGCAGCTTCCATTGAATTACTTAATCTTCCACCAAATTCAGTGAAATAGCCTTCATTACTTTGATTTAGTTGAGCTTTAATTTTATCTCGTTCTTCTTTGATAGCTTGAGCAATTCGTATTGCTTCTTCTTCTCTTCGACGAGATTCACCAAGTTGATACGCATATTCATCAATACGCTTCTGTACCATCTTACTGTATTTATCTTTATCTTTACCCTCATCAAGGTATTCAGCTTTTTCTTCTTTGGTTTCGGAAGAAACTTTTTGCTCTTCTGGTTCTTCTTGAACTTCGATATCGCCTTTAGGCTTCTCTTCTTTTATTTCAATTTCATCATTTTCAGTTTCGGTAACGCTTTCTACCTCAACTTCCATATTACCAGTTTCACGAGCTTGCTTTTCACGTTGAAGTTCTTCAACTTGTTTCAATACTTCGTTCATGCGTACACTCCTAAAATATCTTCAGGACTTTTTACTGTCCCTAAAATTTCATCGTCATTTAATATTCTAAGTTCGCCACCCTCAATTCTAATTCGAGAGCCTGCGTATCTAGCAATAATTACCCAATCGCCTTTTTTACACCAAGGTCCATTAGGAAATTTTTCTTTGTCTTGATATGCTAGATCACCAACTTCTAATACTAAAGCACATACGGAAGCAATCTGTTGTTCTTCAACTGCTTTATCTGTTAAGAGAACACCGCCTTTAGTCTTTGCCACACCTCGGTATGGTAGAACTATTAGTCTCCAACCTGTTGGTTTGGGGACTTTATCAAGTGCCGGTGATTCTTCTTTCTTCTCTTTTTTAGCAGGTGTTATTCCTACTATTTTTTTCTCTTCAGGAAGTATTATTCCCGTTCTCTGAGTCATCGTCTATCTCCCATTTGCGAAACAGTTCCCTAGTATCTGTATCGAGTTTGCGTAATGAGGTGAGCTGACCAACTAGGTTTTGATACGACGCCCAATCTCCTACGTTCCCATCCAAAATAGCAGATTTAATATCCTCTTGTCTAGTCTTAATTAATCTTAAGATAGCCGTATAGATATTATCGGATCGCACTATTTTGTAATTTTTTTAGATTTTTCGAAAGTCCTGAGGCCGGCCATTCCGAGTAAAGCCATGACTAATGGCATTAACTGTTCCATATCCATTTGAGGAAGAGGACCAACATCAACTTGAAATATTCCTAAAAAGAACACGATAAAAGGTTTAAGGACATATTCGAAAAATATGGCCAACGCTGCACTAAATCCAATGAGGGGGCGCCAAGAACGCTGCAGTAGACCTGAAATATCGGTAGCTGTAGACTGAGCATCAGCTAAATTAACTTCCATTTGTTTAGAATTAATTTCATTTTCAAGTTCTTGTAGTTTAATTCTGATCTGACCTTTTTCTTCTTCGGATGTGTGAACACTGTCAATAACTTTACCGACAGTATCTACTAAAGATCCACCTAAAATTTTAGATAACATTAATTAGATAATCCAACTAAGGACAATTATAATAGCAACAGCTACAATAAACAACTTTAATTGCTTATTAAGACCGTTCCATTTTTCTTTAGCCCAGTCCCATACTTTTTTAATTTTATCCATTAAAATACTCCTTTAAAGTTTTTACCACTGATCGCAGAACCAGTTCCACGAACTCGTGCTTTTTCTCTTGCGTAGCCTTTCACAGCTTTTTCTGCTTCTTTGGCTCTTTCAGATTGTCTCTGTTGCTGTGTTTCAATGTTCTTTAAATTTTCAGCATCAGAACCTTTTTGACCTTTTCTCATCATACCGCCCTTTTGAAATCCAGGCACGCCTCGAGCTTTTAGAATATCTTTTTTAGTGACCTTTCCGTCACCTGTTAAATCTGGAAATTTTTTACCTGGCATCTTTTACTCCTAGTGTATTGTCCTGTCTGTTGCTAATTCAGCAACTTCATATTTGTAATGTGCTAACAACTTTAGCAAATCTTGGGTTTGTTGCAACCCTATTTCCTTGTTCATGGCCCACTGACCTACGGTTAGAAATGCAGTAGCAATAGCTAATCCATCAACTTGTTGAGAACAATAAACGGTATAAAGAGTTTTAAATTCCTTAACTAAACTATCAACCATAGCTTTGTCGACTTCTTCCCAGTTATTGAGAAGTTCTTTTTCTTTTTTTACTTTTTTTGTCATTTGATTTACCTGCCTCACTTAATGCGATTGCTATTGCTTGTTTCTGAGGACGACCCTCTTTCTTAAGCTTTTTAATATTAGCACTAATTGTTTGCTGGGATCTACCTTTTTTTAGAGGCATTTAATCTCGCCATCTGAACCTGAGTTCTTTGGTCCTGGATGTCCCTTTGATTTTGTATTTTTTTATTATCGATAGATTTTTTGTAAGATAATTTTTCTCTTTCTAATTCTTGTTTCGCTAAATCATCCGCAGCATCTAAGTTTAGTTTTTGTTGCTCGATATCTAACTCTCTTTGTTTAATCTCTACTAACGGATCTTCTCCATCTCCACCAAATCCAAGAGCATCTTGTTCTTCCGCTACCGCTTCATCAATCATCGCAGCAATCTTCACTGCTATTCTTCTTTCAATCTCTGGTTGGAATTGTTGCATGAGTTCGGGAGGAATCTGTCCACCAAATTTCATTGCTTGTCTATTAATCTCTGGTTGTACTTCTGCCATGACTTCATTTCTTGCGATTGCAGAAATATGCTCCACGATGTGAGATTGTAAGATAGTCATCACTTGAGGATTGTTTCGAACTAAATAAGAACTCATAAACGCACGGTGAGCTTCAATGTGAGCTTCGTGATCTTGCTCAGGGAATACCACTAAAGCTTGCATGCGAAGAGCTTGAGCGTTCTCGATACCAGGATCTAAAGGTTGAGGTTTTGCCGGGGGTGGTAAAATCGCTTCAATATTTTGAACACCTAACGCTTCGTACATTCTTCGATAGGCTTCATACTCATTATGTAATTGAGGATTAGCTTGTGCTAATTGTAATTGACTTTGAGCTAACATAATTCGCTGACTCATAGAAAAAATATTAGGATTCGAAACAGGTTGAATATCGACACGTTGATCGAAGTCTGTTGTCTTAATCATTCGATTTCCCCCTTCTACATTGTAAGGGTATTCGGGTGGAAGAGAGGTAGCAAATATTTGTGCTAATAATTCAAATTCATTTTTCTGTGCATAGTGACAGCGTTTGTGAATAGCGGACATGACTCGTGTTCCTTGCTCTAATAAAGCAATCGTCGTACCGACAGGATTAGCTTGAGAGCCTTCACCGACTTTCATATCAGCAATGGCAGCGAACCGTCGACCACTGTCAACGACATATCCTAATAATTGAAATAATGTTTGATCGGGACCTTTATATGGTAAAGGCATTAAAGCATTTCGTAAGTCCCCTCCAGGTGCATCGACATCTCTGAATTCTCCTGGAGTGAGTGGCTCGTCGTCATTTCTCATACGGAGCCCTCTTGATTTAAAACCTGCTGGGAGATTGGCTAATGTACCGGCATCTAACAATGCACGAAGTGCAGAGGTGGCTGTACGAGTTAATCCCCCTAACATATGTACCAGTCCGAAGCCATAGAAGCCTAGCCCTGGTAAAAACTTGTAATGAACAAAATATTGATTGCGTTTAAATAAAGGATCGTTCTCTTTATAGTTTCGATAAATAGATAAAACTTTTCCTGTGCTCTGTTCCAAAGTCACAATGTAAGGAAGTTTTAATCCTGTGGGCTCACCATCTCCTCCGACATTTTCATATCCACTTAAATCTAAATCGACATGCATTTCGAGAAGAATATATTGTCCGTTGAAATTTCCTTTTTTGACTCCCTCTAACTCATCATACTTTTCTTGAATATCAGAATAGTCTTGGTAGATGTCATCTTCTGAATCGAGTTCAACGTCTCGATAAAAACCAGAAATCATTTGTCTCTTTAAATCGTTCGGAGAAATTTTTAATTGATGAGTAATTCGTTCGGCATCTTCTAAATCACTCGCTCCATAGTTCACCACTAAATCTTCCGCAGGAACAAATTTAGAAACGGGTCTTCCTAGTCCTGCATCGTAATAAACTTTTTTAAACGAACTACCGGCTAAAGGTAAGTGAAATAACATTTGATCCATTTCAGGATCGTACTCTTTCATCTCATATAAAATTTGATAGTTCATAAATTCTTTGACACGCTCGGCTTGGTTTTCGGTTTCCGTATTCACCTCTCCGACGATCGAAGTTTTGACAGGGCCCCCTGCCGGTAATAATTCTTTATAAGCGCCTGCTTGAAACTGAGTGACGGCTTCCGCTAAGAGCGGATGAGAAACCGATGCAGCACCTCGGAAGGGTTCCGTGACTTCTTGATATTTAAATCCTAATAAGTCTAAACCTTTGATATATGCTTTCTCCCAATCTTCTCGTGAAGTATTGTCCACGGCAAACTGACCACGCAGTTCGTTGGAGAGTTCCGCCAAAACAGGTTCGTCAATTACTTCTGCTAAGTTCGAAGAAAAATTTTCAACAGGTAATTCTTCTACCTCTTGATCTTCTTCTTGAACTTCAATTTCAATCGGAGCTTCTAACTCTTCCGCAAGAAGTTCTTGTTCACCTAAAGGTGCT